ATTAATCAAATTCTTTCAGAAATAGATCATCATGCATGGTTTGCTGTTGTAGACAAGCCCAATCAAACGCACGACAAGTATATTACTTATGATATATCATGCAATGAGGATTTTGCCTTACATGCAAAGTATTATGATGTTGGGAAGATATTTGAATTCTTTGCTGGCCATGAAATTGCCTATGCGTCATTCGCTACTAAGTTTGTAAATGAATCTCTTTTAGAGTATAATCCTAAAAACAAGGTAAGGATACGTTTTAGCCTTATGCCTTCTGCATATTCAAAAATACTTGAACCAAAAACTTCGCCTATTATGCGCAGGATTGGAGCTATTAATGAATTTGCAGAAGCAGGGTATGATGTGCATATTAATTTTAGCCCGGTAATTTATACACCAGACTTTAAGAGAGATTATGCAGAGCTTTTTCAAATAATAGATAAAATAGTTTTAGATAAATACAAAGACAAAGTGCATTGTGAAGTTATATTTTTAACGCACAATGAGGCTAAGCACGAGTATAATGTTAAGAACAATCTCCCAGGAGAATCTATGCTTTGGAATCCTAAAATTCAAGAGAGTAAAATATCATCAAATGGAGAAATAAACATTCGCTATGGCTTAACTATGAGACATAGGCTTATTAAAGAGTTTACCCAGATGCATGATGAAATTATTCCCTGGAATAAAATTCGTTATATTTTTTGATTTTTGATAGTTTTTTCAGTAGAAGTGAAGCACAGTAGCTATCTCATAAAAACTATATGGTTGGGGGACAACAAACCTAAAATGCCACTTTAATAATCCAAGGGCATGGAAAATATTATGTCAGAAGGAATCCTTTTAACAGTTAATTTGAAACCGAGAGTTGGTAAATTTAATGACACAAAACATGTACGCTGTACCAGAAAAACAAAGATTGAAGGCAGTGTAATTAAATCATGGATTCACGGCATGTGCCCATCGTGGGAGAAACCGTTTATCTGGAAAAACATGAAGCCAGGCCAAAGAATGTCTAGTTACCTGAAACGTTGCGACGAAGGTTATGGATACTCTTTTGTTGAGCTATGAGAGCCCGCCACAAAATGCCAGTAATATCCACTAAGGCAGGGATAATACTATTTCAAGAACCTATGATTTATAGGCGCATTCATGCCCGTAAAATGAAAATTCAAAAATTCCAAATCAAAGACAACAGTCTCTTGTGTTTCTGCAACAGCATTGAAGCAGCAATCCGGGAGTTTAGGTCTAAAAAAAAAACAAAATGAGAAAAGTATTGTTATTGTTATTGAGTGTCGTAGTGCTAAGCATTACGGCAAGTGCTGAAGTATTTACTGGCACAACAACGCACGCAGCTATGAAAAGTAACGCTGATGCATCGTGGGGCAAATGGGTTTCAGTTGAAATACCATTCACCATTGACACTGAAACCAATTTAATTGGTATTCAAAGTGAAGATGCGCAGTATCTTAAGATTTTAGATACTAATTCAGCCCAATATGAATGGGGGGAGCTGCTATCTATACCATGCTACAGTCTTGTAGAAGAAGAATACTGTCTTTTAGAATTATACTCTTACAAGACGGGTCTTAAAGTTATGAAAATTGTGTATTCGGATATATCCGTTAAATACAAAGTTGTTTTTAATTAATTGTTGTTGTTGTTTAGTTAACCCCGCCCTTACTAAAAATAAGGGTGGGTTTAAAGCAAATTGAAATGATTGACAAACAGGAAAGCAGAGAAAAAATAACAAATTATGCATTAGAGAAGTTTAAAGCTTTTAGAAACATCATTCTTGAGTTTCCTACAGGACTTGGCAAGACTTATAATGCAATATCATTGCAAGCATCATTGGGGCTTCCCAAAACGCTTATATGCGTTGCTGAGACGGCTCATAAACAGGTATGGACCGATGAATACAGGAAGCATGGATTTACTCATTTATTGGACAATACTAAGATAATATGCTACCAATCACTAAAGAAGCATGTGAAAGAAAGCTATGACCTTGTAATCCTTGATGAGTGCCATCATGTATTTACTGAGGCTCGTAAACATCTGTTTGAGAAGATTAAGGCTGACAGAGTTATCGGCCTATCAGCAACAATAGATGCTATTGATAAATATGATTTTAAATACATGTTTGGGGCAACGTTTACTTTTACAATAACAATTGATCAAGCGGTTAAGCTGGGATTATTCCCGCAGCCAGTGGTTAATGTGGTATTGTTAGACCTCCCTAAAAACGTCAAAAATCAGTTTATTGAGATTAAGAGGGGTAATGCTAATGTAGCACTAAGCGTGCTATGTGATATAAACACTATGGATAAATATGTTTATAACACAAAAAAATATCCAAATCTTATGATGAAGGCTAAATGTAGTCCTCAAGAGAAGTATAATTTCTATGACGCACACATCGAAAGGCTGCAAGAGAAGATTGATGAAGAAGGCTTGGGAAGATACGAAAAGATTCTTATGAATTATAGTATCCAGCGCAAACGAACATTGTCTGAAAGTAAAACATCTGAGCTAAAGAAGCTAATTCATTCCCTTAAAGACAAACGATTAATTTGTTTCTGTGGGTCTATTGAGCAAGCCAATGAAGTTGGTAAAGACAATGTGATTCATAGCAAAGTAAAACAAAGCAACAGGGTTTTGAATGAATTCAATGAATTAAAGCGTAATCAAATATTTGCTGTTGGAATGCTTGTAGAGGGCGTTAACTTGGTTGACACCCAGATTGCAGTGGTTACACAGCTTGATAATATTGACCGCATATTCATTCAAAAGCTAGGCCGCAGTGTAAGACATCCAAAGCCAATAGTCTATATATTAGTCTATCGGAACACAAGGGATGAGGATTACTTGAAAAAGATTCTGAAAGGAATTCCAGCAGAGTATATAAACTATCAAATAGGAGTTAAATGAGAATACCAAGTAAAATTTTAAAAAAGCATAAGCTAAGCATGTTAGAATATTTATTCTTAAACATGTTATCTTATGAGCCCGCACTAAATCCACCAATAGATATCAAGTCTTTATTAGAGCGTGGCTATGTGTTGTATGACGGCATGTATGAGAGCAGCATAACAAATGCTGGCATAACGCTTTTAAAAGCTATTGACAGCGATTTAAAGGCCCTTGGAGGCCCTCCTGATGAAGAAATCATTGAGATGGTTGAGGTGATGCGTTCATTGTTCCCAGAGGGTAAGAAAGTAGGCACAAACAAGTATTGGCGTGACAATAGGGCTAATATATTCAAAAAGCTAAAAGTATTTCTTTCAGAGAATGCCCACGTGGCAAAGGAAGATGTCATTAAAGCCACTGAGAAATATGTTGATAGCTTTAAGAACGATAAAACTCTTATGAGGATACTGCCATACTTTATTGAGAAGAATGGCGAATCTGAATTATTATCTATTGTGGAAAACATTGATAATGTTGAAATCAATAGTAATGATGAAATGTGGACATCTACGTTAATGTAATGGATGAATTAAAATTATACAATCGTGTTGTTGAAGACTTAAAGAAACGAAGAGAACGGGTATTGTCAGGCAATATAAATTGCATACCATTGCCTTTTGAACGATTTAGAGCGGAGCTGCCAGGCATAGAGCAATCAAGGTATTACTTATTTACCGCTAACAGTAAAGTTGGTAAGACTCAAATTTGTGATGCCATTATGCTTTATAGCCCATTTTTTTATGCATTTCACAATAGAGATAAAATAAGGATTAAAATCTTTTACTTTACTCTTGAGATGAGCGCAGAAGAAAAGTACAGGCAATTTATATGTCACATACTATTTGTATTGTCAAAGGGTAAGATTCGGATTGATACTAAAAAGCTTAGGTCAACTGACAAGGATAATCCTTTGCCAGAGTATATATTCGACTTGATAGCATCGCCTGAATATATTGAATACTTTAAATTCTTTGAAGAAAATGTTGTTTTTATTGACGACATAAGGCATCCTACAGGGATATTTACATTTCTTAAAGATTATGCTAAGCGCAAAGGCACTCAATATCACAAAAAAATTGACTTTAAAGATAATCATGGCAATATCCTTGAAACCAAAGAGGTTGATGATTATTATGTTCAAGATGACCCCGAAGAATATCGAATGGTTATTGTTGATCATTATAAGCTTTTTCAGACTGAAAAGGAGAATGGTGTTGGGCTGAATTTAATGCAAACTATTGGCAAATGGTCCAGCGACTACGCTATTAAGCTTAGAAATAAGTATGGGTATATTATTGCAGGAGTGCAACAGCAAATGCCTGGTCAAGAATCCAATGAAAATGCTAAGTTGGGCAAGTTAAAACCCACTCTTGACGGTCTATCAGAGAATAAAAGTACTCAGCAGGATGCAAATGTCATATTAGGCTTGTTTAGCCCAGTTAGGCATGCAATTCAAAACTATGAGGGTTATGATGTTTTAAAATTTAAAGACAACATACGATTCTTAGAGATACTCGGTGGACGAGAAGGTGGAGGGGGAATGGTTGCCCCACTGTTTTTTGATGGGGCTGTTAACTACTTTAAAGAGTTACCACTACCTCATGAAAAGCAAAAAATAGAGCAGGTGTATAAAAGACTACAAACCATAAGAGGTTTTGGTGGTGATGAAGAAAGGGAGATGAGTTTAACTATTATAAACAAACAAAACAAAATTAATTTATGGCAAAAATTTGTGGCATATTTGGTATGTCAGGCGAAGGGAAAACAACGTCAACAATCGTAAACCCTGATGGGTCGGTTAATTTCACTAAAGAAGGGTATAAAGGCATGGACCCAAAATCCCACTTTATATTTAATTTAGATATGAAGGACTTGCCGATTCCTGGTGGGATGTGGAGTGAAGAAAATCGCAATATGATTATAACCAGTGATATTGGTGAAATCAGAAAAATGCTTATTCTTATAGCAAAAAACGAAGCGATTAAATCAATTTCTTTAGATACAATTAATTTATATTTGGCATATAAAGAATATAATGATCGTAAAAAAATGACATTTGATAATTGGCGTGATGTTAGTAATGATGTAATTGAAATCAATACATTATGTAATACTATTTTACGTCCAGACCAGATAGCATATATTATGGGTCACGTAGAATTGGTTACTGATGTTAATGGCAGAGAGAAGAAGATGCTTAGTGTAATTGGTAAAAAGTCTAAGCGTCAGCCACCAGAAAGTTTTTACCCTATCTGCCTATTCACAAATGTAGAGTCAGATGGCGATGGAAATAACACATTCTGTTTTGAGACTAAAGCTAACCAGAGTTCAGCCAAAAGTCCAGTAGGAATGTTTGATGATTTTTTAATACCTAATAGTCTTAAATTAGTTGATGATACTATTAGGAAATACTACAAAATTTAATTATGAGCAGTAAAATAATAACAACTGCTGCCCAGAAAGCGAGACACTTATTAGAATCTTTTGCCATCTATGATGACATTGGTGAATTCAAGCCAGAAGAAACTATTAAGCTTGCAGTTAAATGTGTAGATGAAATGCTAGGCTGTGTAGGCCCGCATAATGCAGATGAGATTAAGTATTTAAACAATGTTAAAAAAGAACTTTTAAAAAATTATAAAACATGGTAGTAACAGGTAGAAAAACGGTTGAATTTGGAGAGAAGATTTTGTTCACAGGTGTAGTACCATTCACTATTTTGGCGGTTAATCCGACAAAGAAAGAACTTGAAAAGATTTATGGTCGAGAGTTAGAGAAAGAGCCCGAATATCTTAAAGAAGAAAATGTTGATGGCAAGATGGTTAAGAAATTGCGTCTTGACTTTATCATCAAAACAGTCTTAACGAAAGATTGTAATGTTGAAATTATTGATAAGATAGCTTATTTTCTTGAAGACCGACCACGCGCAAATAAAGACAAAACAAAGTTTGAAGTAATTAATGTATATGGAGAAACAACCTGGTTAACTAAAGAAGATATTCAGTCCAAGAGTATCCCTGAGAATCTAAGCTTCTTTAGTCCCGATGGAATGCGTGCAGCGTACGTTGGAGAGGCGGATGTAATTATGTTTTTACGTCAATATCTAAACGTGCCTAATCGCGAATACAAGGGTAAAGCGGTTGCTAATCTTGATGATGCTAAGATTGCATTCTCTGATATTAAGAAATTTCTCACTGGAGATGTAAAAGAGATTGCGTCAGTCTTAAAGACTTACAACGAAAATAAAATGAAAATGCTTGTTGGTGTGAGAACCACAGATGAAAACAAGCAATATCACGCTTGGTTTACACAAAAGCCACTTAAGTTTGGCACGCGCGACTTACAATATCTCGCTAAAGACCTTATGGAGCGCAAAGCGGCAGGAGCTTATGCTAATGTTGACTTTGGTCCGTCAGACTTTGCCATGCGTCGCTATACGCTAAATGCAACAGCTTTTGAATCGCCTAACGCAGCTGCCGAAGCTGACCCATTGATGGGCAGTGGCGCTGATTCATCTATTGCAGACGATTGGTTTAATCAATAATTATTATGATAGTAAAGGGCAACAGGACAATAACCCTTGATGACATACTTTGCTATATTGACGAAGCTAAAATTCTTGAGTTTTATCTTGGCATAACAAGTTTGCCAACAGTTATATGCAGCCCATTAAGGGAGGACGATACTCGTCCTTCCTTTGGGTTGTATTATAATGAAGGCGGCAAGCTAACTTATTATGATTACTCAACACGTGATTCTGGAGGTGTATTTGATTTGCTCATGGGGATGTATAAATTATCATTTCAAGATATTCTAAACAAAGTTTATGAAGAAATAATATTAAAAATACCTCCTGATGAACTTATTAAAATAGATTATAAGGGCGCTAAGCGTGAGTTTAAATCTGTGCCAACTAAAATACAAGTTAAGACAAGAGAATGGCGTAATTATGACCTTGAATTTTGGGCTAAATACGGCATTTCTAAGTCATTTTTAGATTTTGGTGACATATACCCCATAACTCATATTTTCATTGAAAAACAAGGCGTTTCTTTCACTGTGCCGGCAGAGAAATATGCATATGTATATGTTGAATTTAAAGATAATATACCTACGTATAAAATCTATCAGCCATACAGTAAAGATTACAAATGGATGAACAATCATAATAAGTCCGTTTGGGATTTGTGGTCTAAGTTGCCAGAAAGAGGCGACAAGGTTATAATTACATCTTCAAGAAAAGACGCTTTATGTTTGTGGGAAAATCTTGACATACCATCAACATCAGGTCAAGCGGAGTCAGTTGTGTTTAAAAGTCATGTGGTTGATTTGTTAAACTCAAGGTTTACAAATAAATACGTTCTGTATGATAACGATTTCAAGAGCGAAAGTAATTGGGGCCGTATTAATGGAGAGAAATTAGCAAGCATGTATGGATTCAAGCAGATTGAAATTCCATCAGAATATGAATCAAAAGATCCAAGCGATTTATATAAAAATCATGGGAGAGAAGTTTTCTTAAAAGTTTTAAACAATTTATTAATTTAATTCATGTTACTATCGGTTTATGGCACATTAAAAAAAGGTTTTCCAGCTCATTATAAGCTGGGCAGGGCAAAGCTAATTCATATGGGATTCCACAACATTGGCTTTAAAATGATTGATTTAGGCCCCTATCCAGCTTTAATTAAAAGCAAAGAAATTCACCCTATTTATCTTGAGACTTATGAAATCAGTGATGAAACCACTTTACAAGAAATTGATATGTATGAAGGATATCCCTCATTATATCTTAAAGAAACAATCAAATTATCTGATAGCATCGAAACTACGATATACTATCTTAGTCCACAAAAAAACAGTTTTTGTGAGAATAAGCCAGTAGTTGAGTCTGGGTGCTGGATTAAAAACAAAAACAATTATTAACAATTAAGCATTATGAAATTAAAGATTAGAACAAAAAATTACAGCGCTGATGGCCTTAAAGATGTCATTGAAACGCCGGTAAGAGCAGTATTTCGCTTAGGTAGCACAACCCCGACTGAAGCCATCTTCCCTAAAGGAGTTGCTAAAGGTCGTAAAATCATTGAAATTAACACTGCTGACGCTTGTCGTAATAGCGGTGATAAAATTCTTATGAAAGAGTTATTTGAAGAGCATGATATTAAAACCGCTCCTTGGAGTCACCTTGAAGATTTTATTAACTTTGAAGATGTTGAGGAAGAAAAGCAATTTCCAATGATTATTAAACACATTCATTCGTCAAAAGGGGAGGGCATTTATTTTGTTGAAAACCAGGAACAATTGGATGCATTTGTTGATGAACACAAGGGCTCTTTAAGCAAATATATTATTGAAAAGTATTTGTCGTACTCAAAAGAATATCGTTTGCATGTAACAAAAGATGGATGCTTTTATGCCTGTCGCAAAATGCTAAAGAATGATGCCGAAGATCGCTGGCACCGTCACGATGTTAATTCAGTGTGGATTCTTGAAGAAAATCCTTTGTTTGATAGACCAACAAATTGGGATGATATTGTTGCTGAATGCGTTAAGGCTATGCAAGCCATAGGTCTTGATATTTGTTCGTGTGACGTTAAGGTCCAGACATCAAAAGGTCGTAAAAATGACTTTATTCCTGAGTTTGTAATTTTAGAAACTAATTCAGCGTCAAGCTTAGGGGAAGTAGGATTAGAAAAATATAAAGTTCAACTTAAAAAAATGATTGATAATTATGAAGGTTAAGGGGCTGGGTTATCAGGTTTATTATTCGTATGATTTAACCTGTAAAGACAAAAAGAACAACATTGAAAGCAAAATTACAAGAGATGAAGAGTTTTTAAAATCTGCTTATGTGTGTTTTTCAGGACTTTATAGTGCAGCTAGAATGGAATATGATTTTAATGGTCATATTAAAATTAAAGTATGCTTAACTAACAAAGAAAATGCTAAAAGATTAGATAATTATTGCCTTATAACTAAAGATCAGGTTAAGGAGTATCTTGGCTTATTAACTCATATTGCAATGGGTTATTGGACGTTTCTTTGCGAAGATTATGATGAGGATTATATTTTGATTACTTGTACCACCAATAAATACGTTAACTTCTATCAAATAAGGCTTATCCCGGCAATGGTAAGAGTTTTGTTTGAAAAGAATTATAATTACGTTATTAAGCTGGCGTTTTTAATGGGCAAAGAAATTGATTTTATGGACCTTGATTTAGCACAAAGATTTACATTGGCATTAAATTGTTTTACAAACGATAATCCAGGTCATTCTATTCATTATGATAGATACCATGAAGGGTCAACAGATATATTTGACAATGATTCTTTGCAGAGCAGGTTTGACCACGCTATTTCAGATTTAATGAATGTCAATCAATTTATTAGCTGTCAGAGAAGTGGAGCGCTGCCAGAACAGATATTCCCTTCATCAGAAGATGATGTTATGCAAGATCTTGAAAAAAACAAAATTAACAAAAAACTTAAAAAAACATTATTTGAACATGCAAGATTTAAAGGTCTATGTGATTAATCAGTCAGCATATAGCAACGATTCACACTATGCTAATTTCTTAACAAATTACACTCTTGTGAATAACGCCGAAGAGGCTGATATTATTATTTTTACTGGCGGAGAAGATGTTGACCCATCATTATATCCAATTGAAGTAAAGCGGTCCCCAACGACATGGTCTAATCTTTCAAGAGATATGTATGAAAAGTCTGTGTTTGATTCTTACAAAGAATCTAGTAAGCTACTCGTTGGCATTTGCCGTGGAAGTCAATTCCTTACGGTAATGAATGGCGGTGTTTTATTTCAGGATGTTCAGAGTCATGCTATGGGTGGCTTGCATCCGATAGAGACTGCTGATGGGGAGAAACTGTTTATTACTTCAACTCACCATCAAATGATGAATCCTTATATTCTACAAGATAATGAGTATGAAGTGATAGCCTGGGCTTCTCCTAAGCGGTCTAATTCATATTATGTTATGGATGGATATGTAACATTTTTTGAGTCTTTTAAAGAGCCTGAAATAGTTTATTATCCAAAAACAAACTCCCTATGTATTCAGGGTCATCCTGAATATATGAATCCAAAAGGAGAGCTTGAAAGCAAAACACTAAATTACATCAATAAATTAATTTCTAAAATTATTAAAAAATGAACCCAATCTTTAAAAACATTACATTAGGAAGCGACCCTGAATTTTTTATTGTCACAATGGAAGATGGAGAGCCAGTGTCATCAATTGGAATTATCGATGGAGTAAAAGGTAAAGCAACGCCAATTCCTGAGCTTGGAGATGGCTTTGGATTGCAAATTGATAATGTATTAGGGGAGTTTAATATCCCAGTCTGTCACACACCATATGAAGTGGTTACACATATTTCAAATATGATTGAATATCTGTACACCTTCCTGGAGCCTAAAGGGCTTGAGCCATCGTTCGGTGCATCAATGATCTATCCTCAGCATGAGCTAGAGAGTGATGAAGCTAAACAATTTGGGTGTTCGCCAGACTTTAATGCATGGTTTGATGGAATGATTAATATTCCACCAACTGCTGAAAATCTGCAATTACGTTCCGCTGGATGTCATTTCCATGTTGGATTTGATGAAGTGTCAGATGACGACGCCATGAATTTGATTAAAGCTTTGGATTTGTTCCTTGGCGTACCATTTGTTATTATTGACAATGATACACGTCGCCGTGAGCTTTATGGGAAGGCTGGTTGTTTCAGATTCACATCGTTTGGAGTGGAATATCGTGTACTTTCTGGCATGTTATTATCAAATCGAATATTGCTTGAATTCGCTACTAATCAAATTATGAAAGCCATTGGCTATCTTAATCTTAATGGTATTAGTAAAATCCAGGAAGATAAGAATTTGATTATTTCATGCATTAACAATGGCGATACTGATATCGCCAGAGAACTGATTCAAAAGCATAAAATCAGAATTCCAGATGAGATTCGTGAGCAGTATTTTTATTATAATGAAAAGAAAAAAGCTCTTTTTGATAAAAATGCACCAGTTAATCTCGCAAGAAATCCTGGCAGAAAACATGAAGTTTTTGCAGAAGCGGAAGAAGTTCTTAACTTTCATGAGCGATGGAAAGCAGTTATGCCTCATGACCTTGCCGCTGTAAATCTTCAAAACAGAGTAGTCAATATTCAAGATGCTCTTAATTTAATTGATGCTGAAGAAAAAGCAAAAGCAGCAAGAGCTGTAGATATTGACGAGGTAGTTTAATTTTTTACAATTATTAATTTAAAAACAAACAAACATAATGTGCGGAATATTTGGAAACGTAGGTAAAACAAGAGACACATATAGATTTCATATCCTTGGTATTTACAATGACACCAGGGGTGGTGATTCTTGTGGAGTCTTAATTAAAAAGAAAAAGAGTCCAACCGCAGTTCATTATGGGCACGACAAGACTAAGTTGTATAAGAAATTCCTTGAGTCAAAAGAAGCGAAAGCTATTGATTTCTCATGGGATGACTTTGCACTTGGTCATTGTCGTAAAGCGTCTGTTGGGGCCATTGGGCTCCAGCAGGCACAGCCTGTAACTATAACTGATGGTAATGGTGAAATTGTATTTGGTATGATTCATAACGGCACTCTTTTAAACTATAAAGAGTTGGCGAATAAATACGAAGTGCCATTTTTAGCTTCAGAAACAGACTCACAAATTTTTGCAAAAATCATATATAAAGTCGGCTATCATGTCCTTAAAGAATATAACGGTGCTGGTGCTTTTGTGTTTTATGAACACAATAACGGCGATTCACTTATTAAAGTCTTTAAAGGAGCATCTCGTAATTATAAGAATGGCCATGATAAAACTTTAGTTGTTGAAAGGCCATTATTCTTCATGAATGATAAAGGAGGATTTTGGTTTTCATCAATTGAAGAGTCATTGCAGTGTATTAACAAACACAATGTTGAAGTTTATTCTTTAAAACAAAACACCCTGTTTGTCCTAAAAGATGGCAATGTAATTGATTCAATAGAATATGATCGATCAAATAATTATCAAACTGAATTTGAAGTATATACTAACGCAAGGAATTATTATGATGGCTATGATGGCTATGGTGGCTATTGGGATGGAATTGAAGACACTCGTAGGTCTAGTTATTCTGCCGAGT